ATGAGCACAGCCCACACGCCCCCGGAAGGGCCGACGCCGGAAAACATGGTGTCTTATTCCGAGCAGTTGCTGGCCCTCAGTATCGCGCGGCTGACGCGCTTGCTGGAGGGTTATGACGAGATCACGCCGCAGACCGGAAAGGAGCTTGCCGAAGAGTTCCGCTCTCTGCGCAAAGCCCTGGAGATTGCTTACCATGAACGTGCCAATATTCAAAAGCTCAAGGGGGCTGGCGCGGTCGGAGGGGCCGCCCTCGACCTCGACGCCGCCCGAGACGAGATCGCCCGCCGACTGGATCGCCTGCGCGCCGCAAGCGGTGCAGCAGAGCTTTCTGGCGGGGCTGAGTGAGAACGCGCTCGCCAGCCTGCCATGGCTGTTTTCCTTCTGGGCGGCCCCGCACCAACTGCCGCCCGAGGGCGACTGGCGCACATGGGTGTGCCTTGGCGGACGCGGCGCGGGCAAGACGCGGGCGGGTGCCGAATGGGTGCGCGCTATGGTGGAAGGGGCGGGGCCGTTGGATGCCGGGGCCGCGCGCCGTGTGGCGCTGGTGGCCGAAACCTATGACCAAGCACGCGAGGTGATGGTGTTCGGCGATAGCGGCATTCTGGCCTGCTCGCCCCCCGACCGCCTGCCGCACTGGGAAGCGACGCGGCGGCGGTTGGTCTGGCCCAATGGCGCGGTTGCGCAATGCTTCAGCGCATCGGACCCCGAAGCACTACGCGGCCCGCAATTCGATGCCGCGTGGTGCGACGAGCTGGCGAAATGGCCGCGCTCCGAGGACACTTGGGACATGCTGCAATTCGCGTTGCGGCTGGGGGCGCATCCGCGCCAGTTGGTGACGACCACGCCGCGCAATCAGGACACGCTTAAAGCCTTGCTGGCCGCGCCCTCGACCGTGATGACCCATGCGGCGACCGAAGCGAACCGGGCATGGCTGGCGCCGTCCTTTCTGGAGGAAATCCGCGCGCGCTATGCGGGCACGCATCTGGAGCGGCAGGAACTGGATGGCGCCTTGCTGGCGGATGCCGAGGGGACGCTTTGGCCGTTGGAATTGCTTGCGGCTTCGCGGGTGCGCGATGTGCCGGGGTTATCGCGCGTGGTGGTGGCGGTGGACCCGGCGGTGTCCTCTGGCGCGCGGTCGGACCTGTGCGGGATTGTGGTGGCGGGCGTTCTGGCCGAGGGGCCGCCCGCTGATTGGCGCGCCTATGTGCTGGAGGATGCGTCCTTGCGGGCTTCGTCGCCCACCGCCTGGGCCAAGGCGGCGATCGACGCCGCGCGCCGCCATGGGGCTGACCGGATCGTGGCAGAGGTCAATCAGGGCGGCAACCTTGTGGGCGAAGTGCTGCGGCAGGTGGACCCGCTGGTGCCCTACCGCGCGGTTCATGCCGCGCGCGGCAAGGCGGTGCGGGCGGAACCTGTCGCGGCTTTGTATGAGCAAGGCCGGGTGTTTCATGCGGGCGGGTTGCGCGAATTAGAGGACCAGATGGGGCTGATGACAGCGCAAGGGTTCAAAGGCCAAGGCAGCCCCGACCGGGTGGATGCGCTGGTCTGGGCTTTGCATGAATTGATGCTTGCCCCCGCCGCGCGGTGGTCGCGCCCAAAGCTGCGTACGCTGGGCTAGCGCCGTGTTCATACCCTTTCGCTAGGGTTTGATCCATGCAGGCGGGGGGCTGTCTGCCCCCCGCGCCCCCCGAGGATATTTTTGCAAGGATGAAGGGGGCAGGTTTTGGAGAAGCGGATATGTTCGAATTCCTGCGCAAGGGGCGTGCGCCCGAAACGGCAGCCAGCCGGGCGGAAGAGGCAAAGGCCAGCGCGGTTGGCCCGTTAATGGCCGGGCGTCTTGGGGCGCGCTTGCCCGAAGGCGTGGGTACTGTGGGTCAGATGCGTGATGGCGTGTCGCTGGTTCGTGCGGGGTTCATCGGAAACCCCGTGGGCTTTCGCGCCGTACGCCTGATTGCCGAGGCCGCCGCCGCGCTGCCCTTGGTACTACAAGATGCCGAGGCGCGCTATGAGCGCCATCCGCTTTTGGAGCTGCTGGCGCGGCCCAATCCGGGGCAGGGGCGGGCCGAGTTGCTGGAGGCATTGTACGGCCAGCTTTTGCTGTCCGGGAATGCCTATGTCGAAGCCGTGCCAGATGCCGCGGGCGGGGTGCAGGAATTGCACATTCTGCGTGCGGACCGGATGCGGGTTGTCCCCGGTCCCGATGGCTGGCCGGTGGGCTATGACTACCGCGTCGGCGGGCGGGCGCACCGCTTTGCGATGCAGGACGGGGTGGGGCCGGTCTGCCATATCCGGTCGTTTCATCCTCAGGACGATCATTACGGCCTGTCGCCACTGGAAGCCGCCAGTCGGGCGGTGGATGTGCACAACGCCGCGTCCAACTGGTCCAAGGGCTTGCTGGACAATGCCGCACGGCCCACCGGCGCGATTGTCTATCGCGGCGCGGATGGACATGGCAGCCTGACGCAAGACCAGTATGAGCGCCTGCAATCCGAGATGGAGGCGCATCATCAAGGCGCGCGCAATGCGGGCCGCCCGATGTTGCTGGATGGGGGGTTGGACTGGAAGCCGATGGGGTTTTCGCCATCCGACATGGAATTTCAGAAAACAAAGGAGGCGGCGGCGCGCGAGATCGCGATTGCCTTCGGCATTCCGCCGATGTTGTTGGGTATTCCGGGCGATGCGACCTATGCCAATTACCAAGAGGCGAACCGCGCCTTTTACCGGCTGACCGTGCTGCCCATGGCGACGCGCGTAGCTGCCGCTTTGGCGCATTGGTTGTCGCATTTTATGCCCGGTGATCTGACCTTGCGTCCCGATCTGGACCAGGTGCCGGCCCTAGCGGTGGAGCGTGACCAGCAGTGGCGGCGCGTGGGAGAGGCGTCTTTCCTGACCGATGCCGAAAAGCGCGCCCTGCTGGGCCTGCCCCCGCGGCTGGAGGAGCAATGAGCGCGCGCCGCGCGGTGGGCGGCTCGCGGTATCTGTATGACAGTTTCGAGGCCGCGCAGGCCCGCATCGACGCGCAGGAGCGCGTGTTCGAGGCCCGCAAGGAAGCGCTGGAATTCCGCATGGTGCGGTTGGAGCAAGCCGTGGAGCGGCTGGAGCGGCGCTTGTGGCTGGCCGTTTATGGCGTGGCGGCAGGCGTTCTGATGCATGGCGCTTTGGCGCTGGTGCAGATCACGACATGAGAAAGGATTTCCCCATGTTGGAATATAAATTTGCCGGGGCTGCACCGGGGTTGCACGTGGTGGATGGCCACGGGATCGCGGGCTATGCCAGCATTTTCGGCCAGCGCGACCGCGGCGGCGATACCGTGGTGGCCGGAGCTTATGCCGGGTCGCTCGCTCGGCTGGCAGTTCGAGGTGATGCGGTGCGAATGCTCTGGCAGCATGACCCCGCCCAACCCATCGGTGTCTGGGACGAAGTGCGCGAAGATGCCTTGGGCCTGTATGTGAAAGGCCGCCTGTTGCCAGATGTTGCTCGCGCACGCGAGGCGCAGGCGCTGCTCGCGGCGGGCGCGGTGGATGGCCTGTCCATCGGCTACCGCACCTTGCGCGCCGAAGCTGTGGCGGGTGGCGGACGTCGGCTGATCGAGTTGGACCTGTGGGAGGTCAGCCTTGTGACCTTTCCCATGCAGACCAGCGCGCGGATAGACCGCAAGTCGGATGCCGCCCATGATATTTTGCTGCTGACAGACAAATTGCGTGCGGCCCGAGCGGCGCTGGCAACGCTGTAGTCAGCCGTTGCGCGCCTTACCCCGGCGCACGCTGCCTTCACCCGATCTTTGGGGCGTGTGTTTAGCTTAGCCCTCAGACCAGAAACCTCTCGATTGTCATAGGAGAGATAACCAATGACCACCCCCGCGCCACAGGCTGCGGGCCAGTCCGCTGCGCCCGACACCCCGGAAGCCCCAGAACTGAAGCTTGAACTGAAAACCGCGTGGCACGGCTTTGCCGCCGAGTTCGACGCGTTTCAGGCCGATATCACCCGTAAACTTTCCCAAACCGAAGAGCGATTGACCATGCTGGACCGCAAGACAGCCCTTTCCCCCGCCCGACCTGTTCTGGACCGCGCTGACGCGGCAGACACGCTGCACCACAAGGCGTTCGACGCCTATCTGCGCTCCGGCAACGAGGCCGATTTGCGCGGGCTACAACTGGAAGCGAAGGGGTTGAATACTGCTGTCGCCGCCGAAGGGGGCTATTTGGTGGACCCGGCCACGGCCGCGACCATTCGCGGCGTGCTGCATAACGCGGCGTCCATCCGCGCGATTGCGTCGGTCGTGATGGTGGAATCCACCTCCTTCGACGTGCTGGTGGACCATACCGATATTTCGTCCGGTTGGGCCACGGAATCCGGGAGCGTGGCGGACTCCGACACGCCGACGATTGACCGTATCTCGATCCGCCTGCACGAATTGTCGGCCATGCCCAAGGCCAGCCAGCGCCTGCTGGATGACAGCGCATTCGACATCGAGGGTTGGCTGGCGGACCGCATTGCCGGCAAATTCGCCCGCGCCGAAGCGGCGGCCTTCATCAATGGCGACGGCGTGGACAAGCCGCGCGGCTTCCTCGATCACGCAGCCGTCGATGATGCGATCTGGGAATGGGACAATCTGGGCTATATTGCCACCGGTGCGGATGGCGATTTTGCAAGCATCAATGCCGCCGATGCCATCGTCGACCTGGTCTATGCACTGGGTGCCAGCTACCGCGCCAATGCCGTGTTCGTCATGAACTCGAAAACCGCCGGGGCCGTGCGCAAGATGAAAGATGCCGATGGCCGCTTCCTGTGGTCGGACGGCCTGGCCTCTGGCGAGCCTGCGCGGCTGATGGGCTACCCGGTGCTGGTGGCCGAAGACATGCCCGATATCGCATCGGACAGCTACGCCATTGCCTTTGGCGATTTCAACGCGGGCTACACCATTGCCGAACGCCCCGACATGCGCGTGCTGCGCGACCCGTTCAGTGCCAAGCCCCATGTGCTGTTCTACGCGACCAAGCGCGTGGGCGGCGATGTGTCCGACTTCAAGGCGATCAAGCTGTTGAAATTCGGCCTGAGCTAAGGCGCGCCCGTGATCCCCGTCGCGCCGCTTGCGGCGGGGAAGGGTGCCTCGTGACACCCCGTCCCCCGGTTGCGGGGCACCCAACCTGTTTTCCCACGCAAGAGGCCCCAAATGGACCTGACCGACAGCCCCATCCCGCTGGCCGCCCTGCCGATTGCCGCCTTTCGTGAGCATCTGCGCCTGTCCAGTGGCTTTGCCGATGACACCACGCAAGATACGCTGCTGGAGCAATATCTGCGCGCTGCACTCACCACGGTCGAGGGACGCACGGGCCGCGCGTTGATTGCGCGCGATGTGACCTTGCGGCTGGCACGCTGGCGCTCTGACTGCGGGCAGGTTTTGCCGCTGGCCCCGGTGAGCGCCGTGGCCTCTGTGACACTGGTTAACCGCGATGGCGCAACCACGCTTGTCGACCCCGTGCGCTACGCGTTGCAAGCCGATGGCCCGCGCCCGCGCCTTGTGCCTGCGGGCAGCATCCTTCCGCCCATTCCGACAGGCGGGCAGGCGGTAATTTTGTTCACGGCGGGGTTCGGCGCTTGGGGTGATGTGCCCGCCGACCTGCGCCAAGCGGTGTTCCTGCTGGCCGCGCAATTCTACGAGTCCCGCGATGGTGGCGCATCCGAGGATATGGATTTCGGCATCCGCACATTGCTGGAACGCTGGCGCGACCTGCGCCTTGGGGGGCGGGTATGAATACGCCGAACCTGACCCGCGCCTTGGTGTTGCAAAGCCCGGTGCCTACGCCCGACGGGGCCGGGGGGTTCACCACCACGTGGCAAAGCCTTGGCACCCATTGGGCCGCGATCGACGCACGCATGGGGCGGGAACGGCTGGGCGCGCTGGGGCCATCGGGCGACGTGCGCTTGCGCATCACACTGCGCGCGGCCCCTTTCGGTAATGACCGCCGTCCGCGCCCAGAGCAACGCTTTATCGAGGGCGCGCGCATCTATCGCATTCTGACGGTGGCAGAAAGCGATGCCCAAGGCCGCTACCTTGTCTGCACCGCGCAAGAGGAGCTTCCGGCATGAGCTATCAACTGGCCCCCGCGCTGCAAACCGCGCTCTTTCAGCATCTTGCCGCCGATACCGCGCTGCAAGCGCTTCTGGGCGGCGCGATCTATGACGCGATCCCGCCCGCCACGCCGCCCAGCACCTATGTGCTGATTGGGCTGGAAGAGGTGACGGACCAATCCGACAAAACCGGCCATGGCGCCGAACACCGGCTGACCATCAGCGTGCTGACCAATGCCACCGGCTTTTTGCCCGCAAAAGAGATCGCTGCGCGGATTGCCGAATTGCTGGATGCGCCGGCGCTGGCGCTGTCGCGCGGGCGGCTGGTGGCCATGTGGTTCGACCGGGCAGAGGCCCGCAAGATCGAAGGCGACCAGACCCGCCGCATAGACCTGCGCTTTCGCGCGCGGGTCGAGGACTGATTTCAACTTACGGAGGGCACCCCGATGGGCGCACAAAACGGAAAAGACCTGCTGGTCAAGGTGGATATGACCGGCGATGGCCAGTTCGAAACCGTCGCGGGCCTGCGCGCAACGCGCATTAGCTTTAACGCGGAAACAGTTGATGTTACCTCACTTTCCAGCGCCGGGGGCTGGCGCGAACTGTTGGGCGGCGCGGGTGTGAAATCGGCTAGTATTTCTGGCGCGGGCGTGTTTCGCGATGCGGGCACGGATGAGCGCGCGCGCGCGATTTTCTTCAACGGCGAAACCCCGGAATTTCAGGTCATCATCCCCGATTTCGGCATTATCGAAGGCGTGTTCCAGATTACCGGCCTTGATTACGCGGGCAGCCATAATGGCGAGGCGACGTTTGAATTGTCGCTGGCCAGCGCCGGGCAGCTCGATTTTATCGTTGATGGGGGTGCGTGATGGTCAACCCCTATGCGGGCGAGGTTGAATTGGTTCTGAACGGCCAGCCGCACATTCTGCGCCTGACGCTGGGCGCGCTGGCCGAACTGGAAGCGGGGCTGGACGGTGAAACCGTGCTCGACCTTGTGACCAGGCTGGAAGCAGGCCAGATCGCCAGCCGCGATGTGCTGGCGATTATTGTCGCAGGCTTGCGCGGGGGCGGCTGGCAGGGCAACGCGGCGGACCTGATGACGGTCGAGATCGCGGGCGGCATGCCAGCCTGTGCTCGGGCCGCTGCCTTGGCCCTAGCCCGTGCCTTTGCCGCGCCATGACCGCGCTGGACTGGCCCGCGCTGATGCGGCTTGGCCTGCGCCAGTTGCGCCTGCACCCGCGCGATTTCTGGGCGCTGACGCCTGCGGAATTGGCTCTGATGGCGGGGCTGGAGGCAGGCTCTGGCCCGCTGACCCGCGACCGGCTGAACGATCTGGCCGCGCGCTACCCCGACACGCCGAAAGGACCGAACAATGACAACCCCCACGGAATTTGAAGCCCAGATCGCCGCGCTGGAATTGCGCCTTGGCCAAGCGGGCGGGTTGGTTGCGCAATTTGACAGCGAATTGGGCAATCTGGGCCGCACCATGACCTTTACCTCGCGCGAGGTGGACGGGCTGTCGCGCAATTTCGCCGGTGGCTTGCGCCGTGCTTTCGATGGTGTCGTCTTTGACGGGATGCGCCTGCAAGACGCGCTGCGCGGCATTGCCCAGACCATGATCGACAGCGTCTATAACGCCGCGATGAAACCCGTGCAGAACGCTCTTGGCGGCTTTCTGGCGCAGGGTGTGAATGGCGCGATGTCGTCCATCCTGCCGTTTGCGCAGGGCGGTGTGATTTCACAGGCAACAGCGTTCCCCATGCGCGGCGGCACGACCGGGCTGATGGGTGAAGCCGGGCCAGAGGCTATTCTGCCGCTGCAACGCGGCGCCGATGGGCAGCTTGGCGTGCGCGCGGGCGGCGGTGGCGGCGGCGCGGTCAACGTGACCTTCAACATCTCGACCCCCGATGTGGCGGGGTTTGAACGCTCGCAAACGCAGATCGCGGCGCAGATGGGCCGCTTGCTGTCACGCTCTCAACGCAACGCTTGAAGATAAGGGGGTAAGTATATGGCTTTCCATGACATTCGCTTTCCGGCCAATCTTAGTTTTGGCGCGCTTGGCGGGCCGGAGCGGCGCACGGAAATCGTCGAACTCGCCAATGGGTATGAGGAACGCAACACGCCCTGGGCCGCTTCGCGCAGACGCTACGACGCAGGCGCGGGCCTACGCGCGCTGGACGATCTGGAAGCCATGATCGCGTTTTTCGAGGCGCGCCAAGGCCGCTTGCACGGGTTTCGCTGGAAGGATTGGGGCGATTACCGCTCTGCGCTTGCGTCCAGCCCCATCACCGCGTTCGACCAGCTTATTGGCACGGGCGACGGGGTGAGCCGAGATTTCGCCTTGCGCAAGGCG